ATGCTTGAAAGTCAGTATCATAATGCTACTATGTTTGTTACTCTTACTTATGATGATGAGTGTGTTCCTCACTCTTGTTATACAGATAGTGTAAGTGGCGAAGTCAAGGACATTTTGACACTTAAGCCTAAAGATTTTGGCGATTTCATGAAACGTTTGAGACGTTATTATAAACGTGAATATGGTAAAGAACTTAGATTTTTCGCTTGTGGTGAATATGGTTCTAATACATTAAGACCGCATTATCATGCTATTATTTTTGGATTGGAACTTAATGATTTAAAGTTGCTTAAGAAATCTAATACAGGACATGATATCTTTGAAAGTGAATTTTTAAATAAGTGTTGGAAACTTGGTTATATTAACTGTTCGCCCTCTTCGTTTGAAACTTGCGCTTATACTGCAAGATATGTGATGAAGAAACGTAAAGGAGAAGATGCTGATGAGTATGAACAGTTTAACATTGAACCCGAGTTTGTTCGAATGTCTTTAAAGCCCGGTATCGGGCAGTCTTATTATGATGATCATAAACATGAAATCTATGCTAACGATGAAATTATTTTAAAAGACGGTAAGAAGTTTAAACCGCCCCCATTTTTTGATAAGAAGTTTGCTGAAGAATTTCCCGAAGAATGGCAGAAAGTTTTAGACAAACGTATAGAATGTGCTAAGATTTCGGATAACGTAAAAGAGCAACTTTTTGGTGATAAGTATAAGCGTCTATCTCGCGAGGAAGTAGCTAAGTTAGCCTCTGTAAAAAAATTAATTCGAGAACTGTAAAGGAGTGAAATTTATGAAAAAAAGAGTTCCCGTAAGAAGTCCAAAAAAGGATAAGAAATTCTTTAGACGTACTGCTATAGACAGTAAACGTTTAAATGTTAATCCACCAGTATTTCGAGGAGGAATTAGATTATGAGTGATTTTTATGTAATGATGATACAGTTTCTTATTTTTATTGTTGCGGTGTTCATTCTTGCTATTGTGATTTTTGCGATTGTGACACTTGCTAAGAATTTTATTAATTTTAGACGTAGAAAAGCTAAACAAATTGATATTGTGGAGGAAAATTAAAGATGAAGATTTTTGCGGTTAAAGATGAAAAAGTTGGTTATATTTCTGTTGTAAATGAGGAAAATTCTGATGTTGCTAAATTCAATTTTGGTCGTGGTTTCTATTGTGAGCACCCAGAATTTGGGCGATTAGAAGATTATTCTTTGTACGAATTAGGTAGTTTAGAGGTTAATGGTTTTGTTTTCAATAACGCTCCCACTTTTGTCTGTAATGGTCTTACTGCTTATAATGATTTTGTAAATCGCTTGAATGCATTAAATATTGAACGTTTGAAAGGAGTTGAAGAAGATGCCGATTTTGACTTGGAGAAAGAGAGTTGCTAACCGTGAAAGATTTTGTATGCCGTCAGGTAATTCGCTTAAAAAGACTTATATGCTCAATATTGATGATGATGGCTGTGAGTGCCTTGTATGCACTGGTCAAACCGACCAGTATGCAGAAATTCAGTCGTATAGAGAAGGTTGTGATTTGGCTATGTTGCTTAGGAACATTGACCCTACTGCTCTTAATAGTATGGTTAGTTCGTTCTCTGCTGATGATTTGGTAAACAGTGGTATTGTAGATTATGCAACTATGCCTACTACTCTTGGTGGTATGTTTAATTTAGTTCAAAAAGGAGAAAATATGTTTAATGGACTTCCCGAAGAAATTCGTAAGGAGTTTAATTATTCTGTTAAAAACTTTGTATCGCAGTTTGGTACACAAGCATTTAACGATATTTTGGCTAAATATGCTACCCCACAAGCTCAAACAGAATCAAAGGTAGATGAACCCCCAAAAGTTCAAATTGAGCCTCAGGAGCCTAAAAAAGAGTCAAATAAGAAAGGTGGTAAAGATTAATGAGTGGTTTAATTGACAGTAATAGCCGTTTTGCGGTTAATCCTACAAATATTCGTGGTATACAACGCTCTAAGTTTGATATGTCGCATACTATTAAAACAACGTTTAATGCGGGTGATTTGGTGCCGTTTGATGTTATGGAAGTCCTTCCTGGTGATACGTTTAATTTAGAAACAAATGTTCTTGCACGTTTGCAAACTCTAATAACTCCATTAATGGACGATATGTATTTAGATACTTATTATTTCTTTGTGCCTAATCGTTTAACATGGGAACATTGGAAAGAATTTAACGGAGAAAATTCTAAAAATGCATGGTATCCACAAACAACGTATACTATTCCTCAAATTACGATAAAAGGGAATGACGATTTAAAAGGCTCTATTTTGGATTATATGGGTATTCCTACAAATAATGTTAGTAGTAATGCAAATATTTCTTTACAGATTAATGCTCTGCCTATTCGTGCTTATAATTTAATTTGGAATGAATGGTTCCGTGACCAGAACTTGCAAGACCCTGTTTTGGTACCTCTAACAGATGCTACTGTCGCATATGATAAAAATAATTCTAGTAACGGTGGTTCTCTGCTTAAGGCTAACAAGTATCATGATTACTTTACAAGTGCTTTACCAAGTCCTCAGAAAGGGCCAGATGTTTCTATTCCTCTTGCACCAGACGGTTTATTTCCTGTTACTCCAGTTAAAGACCAATGGGTTAAAGATTATGGCTTCGATCCCGCACAAAGCGACGGTATTGCTTTTAATTATCTAAATGGTACAGATTTCACACAAGGTACACATCAGCTTTATTTAAACAGTTTTTATCAAGGAAATAGTAAAGATGCTTTTCTTAATGGTACTCACACCGCTAGTGGTGGTTCAGATGTTGCTGATAAGATTTATCCGTCTAACTTGTTTGTTAATTTAAAGGAGACTTCTGTAGCTACTATTAATCAGTTACGGTTAGCTTTTGCTACTCAACAATTGTATGAGTTAGATGCTCGCGGTGGTACTCGTTACGTAGAAATTCTTAAATCTCATTTTGGTGTTACTTCGCCAGATGCTCGTCAACAACGTCCAGAATTGTTAGCTTATAATCACACTCCTATTAGTGTTAATCAAGTTGTTCAGCAAAGTGGTACTAATACTACTACTGCGTTAGGAGATGTTGCCGGTCTTTCTGTAACTGCGGATTCAGACAGTTCTTTCGTTAAATCTTTTACAGAACATGGATATATTATTGGTTTAGCATGTGTACGTTATAAACATTCTTACCAACAAGGTATTAATCGTATGTGGTCTCGTCAAACTCGTTTCGATTATTATTGGCCTGTTTTTGCAAATATCGGTGAGCAACCTATCTTAAATAAAGAAATTTATCAAGATTATTCTAAACAACCTAATGATGTCAATGATGAAGTTTTTGGTTATCAAGAAGCTTGGGCAGAATATAGATACGTGCCCGATAGAGTTTCTGCTGAAATGCGTAGCGATTATCCACAATCTTTAGACGTTTGGCATCTTGCAGATGACTATGAGGCTCTTCCTAAACTTTCTAGCGATTGGATCCAAGAAAATTCTACTACTGTAAATCGTGTTCTTGCCGTTAGTGATAATTTATCCGCTCAAATTTTTATGGATATTTACTTAAAGATTGAGGCTACTCGTCCAATGCCGATGTACTCTGTACCCGGTTTAACAAGAATGTAAAGAAGGTATTATTATGAATATTTCTGGTTTAGTTAATCAAATGCAGTCTATGGCAGATAAGAATAACGCTTTGTCTGCTCAACAGGCTCAAACACAAATGAATTTCCAAAGTTCCGAGGCTCAAAAACTTCGGGACTTCAATGCTCAAGAGGCTCAAAAAAATCGAGATTTCCAACAAGAAATGTCTAATACTTCCGCTCAGCGTTCTGTTGCAGATTTGCAGAAAGCGGGTCTTAATCCAATTTTAGCCGCTACAAGCGGTGGTACAAGTGCCTCTACTCCAAGCGGTGCTAGTGCTAGTCAAGGTAGTTCTCCACAAGGTTCTAAAGGTGACGTTGATACTTCTGCTGTTTCTGGTATGGCTGCTGTTGCCGGTGCTGCTATTAGTAGTGCTGCACAAGTTCAAGCCGCTAATATTGCCGCTAACGCTAGTATGCGTAATGCAGAAGTTCAAGCACGTGCAATGTTACAAGGTTATAAGATGCAATCTGATGCCTCTCGTTATGGTGCAGATAGCTCTCATCATGCTCAAAAATATTCTGCTGATGTTTCTAAAGCTAACGCTCAGTTGGATTATATGGCTAAAATGTATGGTGCAAATAGTTCTGCTAGTGCTAGTCGATATGGCGCAGATATGCATTATAAAGGCTCTAA